AACTCAACCTCTTGAGCCATAACCCCACCGGTGGTAACTTCTGGCCGCGACTTGAAGTTGTACGAGTATCCGTTGAGCTTAGTGATGTTATCTTTCAATCTCACATCAGAGAAAGTATCAGCTAAGTTCTGCCAGAGATCTGGTTTTTTATCCCCTACAGTCTTAGTTGAAGTTAGCTGTGGCACCATGCCGAACGCAGATTGCAGCATTCCAGCTTGTTGCGCTGGGTAGTTTTGCTCATCTATCCAGTTCTGATAGTCCAGATCTAACTTCTCCTGAGATTTAGCATCTACCATATCGCCAGCGCCTAGTCGCGTATCGAGATTTTGGAACAGCGCATCGCGCCCCATTCCAATCGTGTCTTGCAGTTGTTGGTTACCGTACAGCGCTTGCTGTTGTGACGTAAGATCCAGCTCTGCATTTCTCATAGATGCTGCATTTCTCCCGCCAGCGTTAAAAATCGATGCCTCAAGCGCCGCCGCTTGATTAGCTTTAGCTTGGTCGAGATAAGTGGCTTGATTTGATTTACGAGCGTCCATAATCGTGCTTTGGTTTGCGAGCATCCTCTGGAGATTATTCGACTGATTATATGCGTTTGCGTTGAAACCCATGTTCGCATTCTGAAGTGCCGCAGCATTGCCGAGCTGGGCATTAGCCAAGTTACGAGAGTTGTCAGATTGTTGATTATTAGCACTAGCATTGAATCGCATATTCGCATTCTGAAGTGCTGCGTTATTTAACATTTGAGAAGTTAACGATCTTTCATCAAAGTTCGTGCGCTGATTGTTGCCGCTCGCTATTAATTGCTGATTAGCATTTTGTAGACCAGCGGCATTGGCAAGCTGTGCTTGTAGTGAGTTGCGCGACAGATCAGACTGTTGATTCGCCTGTGATGCCGTCAAGAAGTTAGCAGCATTCTGCATGTTCGCTTGTTGCTGATTAGTTGCGTTAAATGCGCCCTGATTATATTGCGTTTGTTGGTTCGATTGTGCTGCTGCAAGTGCGTTAGCAGCGTTCTGCATATTGGCTTGCTGCGTGTTGCCAGCGTTAAATTGAAGCGTCGAAGCGTCCACACCTTGATTAGCCAGAGCTGCCCGAAGTGCCGCATCTTGATTCGCTAATCCGAATTGCCCAGATAAATTAAGCGCTTGTTGCGTTGCCGCTTGGTCCATGCCCTGGTTGGCTAACTGCGCTTGCAATGCTCGGTCCGCATCGGCTTGCTGTAGACTCGCTGCTGTGTCAAAACCTTGCGCGTTGAGCGAGGCCATAGTTTGCGCCGCTTGGTCAGCAAATCCTCGGTTAGTTTCTGCCTCAAGCACACCCTGGCGACTTCCGCCAAAAGCTCCAGCTTGCGTTGCGCTGGCTGCGTTCTGTTGTTGTTGAATTTGGCGCTGTCGGTCCAGCGCTTCCATAGTCGTATCGATGACTTGGCTGCGGTATGGGTTCATATACTGATCGAGGTTCCCGCCCATAAAACCGCTGCCGTAGACATCCCTAACGCTATTTCTCGCCTGTGGCTGGAGACTGCCGAAGGCATCTGCCGCAACTGCCGCACCGGTCACACCAGCGTTATTGACGTTTCGGATATTGTTGCGATTGATGTGAGCAGCATCTATATTTTGATTAGCGATATCGGCTATCGGACCCATCTGTGCGGCATTGATATTTTGATTAGTGACATCTCTCGATGTGCCTACAGTTGGTGCTACTGCATCTTTGTAAAGTGAGTCTGGACCAGTACCAACACCAGTCACACTGGCATCGGTATAAAATGAGTCACGGGCTTTAGCGGCCTGTGAGGCTACGGCATCGGTATATGTTGCATCAGCCTGCTTACCTATCTGGTGGCCACCTATCCTGTCTGCTCCGACGATGCTTAAATAATCAGCGTCGGTAGAAACGATGTCATCGGGGCCGCCGTAACTAGCTAAATTGGTTGCATTGACGAGCGACTCTTGGAAAGGATCATTCCCCCATGCAAGGGTCTCATTCAATTTAGTCGGGTCGGTCAGATAGCTATAAAAATCATTCGGATCGGTGATCCGTTGACCGTCGTAACCAACGTAGTCATCAAATTGGTAGGTTACATTGCCGTCCTTGTCTGTTATTGGTATGACCCCCGCGGCCCTCTCTGTTGCGGAGTACATCGGCAGCAACATTTGTTGCAGAACCTGTGGATCGAGTTTTTGGGTAGTTACCGAGTCTCCCCCACTACCACCTTTTTTACCTTTAAATGTAAGAAACTCCAAAGACGGCATCAGTGTAAATATCGACCTTTTCAACATGCTCATACTATTTCCTTTTCGTAAATTGTGTACACTTTTTCATACTGCCACCGTTGTTTGAGCATTCTGCCCATTGAGTCCCTTACAGCGCAGTGCATCGCGGTGCCACCGTTAGCCTTAACCCAATTTTCCAACTCAGCGTACAAATAGTCTGGCAGAGAATCAGCACCGGCCCACGCTGTCACGAAGAATATCCGTTTTCCAGGTGTCATGTTCCACTCTCCGACAAGAACTCCAACGATCTTCATGGATGGCTCGACGATGACTAACGTGGTCGATAACCCTTTAATCAATTCTACTTTCGACTGCTCAGTGGTGCATTCGCCGTTACAATATTTCTCCAACGAAGCTAATAACGGCTCGATCTGATCCCACGCTCGATGAATCTGCTCAACCGGTAGACGCATTAGCTGCAATGTCATACGGCACTCGCTCCGATCACACCGGCATTGCTTACCGTGATCTGATATCGCGTTCCGTTGGGGGATTTGAGTATGAGCCTACCATCGCCAATCTCCACATCTCTGTTCTTCTTGTGATTGAGATTATCAGCTTGCTCGATCACTAAATTACGCTGTGCTTCGTTGGTCACAGCGTATTCGTTGGGGGGTGATGGGAGTCTCATCGACCACCTCTCGGCTGAACCCCAAGTTGCATTACACCGACACGCCAATCCGCAGATCGGGATGACTCGATTCGCATCTTCACTTGTCGTCCAGTGAACCGCAACGATGTTGGGTTAGCCATCGTAAAAGGACCATATTCCCGTTCTGTGTCCGTTGGATGGAACCGCGTTTTGAACTTGGCTTGTACGTCTCCCAGGGTCTTCTCATCCGGTACCATGCCGGTAACGGACATCACTGAACTGCCGAGAGGAATTGGCCCCGACTCAGCAAAAGGGGTTGCTGAGTCGTAGTCAAATCCGACTTCATGCTCGTAGATTTTGCCGTTGGTTGAGGCGAACATCGGGAACCGAAAGATGCCTGCATCGACTCCGGCAGTACGATCAATTTCACCAACAGCCCAGTGGTTCTCTTTATAATTCCAGGTAACGTAACTATCACATTCTGTGGAAGTCGCTGATGGGTAGAACCACCATATTTCATTAAATTTAGAGTTGACCGTTGCGCTGACTTTTGAAATCTGTGAGGGGTTCAGATTATTAAAAACGTAATCCGAAACATCAGAATCGAGTGGTTTAGCGTAACCATCATAAATGTAAAATGACCGGTTGCTCATCCAGACTGCGAAGGTATCTACGCCCACCAGTGATTTAGCAGCAACTAGTCCACAATGCGATCCGATCTTATCGAATCCATAAACAAAAGGCGGTCCTTGATACGTTGCAGTGTGGGCATCGATATCGGTCAAAATTAACACCTGACCTTTGACCCTAACGCCGCCAACTATTCTACCTTCGGTAGTGAGTTCAAAATCACCCGCCTGATTCGTCGCAGCAGCAGTCCATGTTGTGTTGTCTTCTTGATCACTCCATTTCACGCTACGCCCATTCCCGCCTGCGCCAAGCGCCATTAGAAATCGTTCATGCGTGACGACTGCGGCTCGACACGAAGTCGGAGCATTGGTAATCACTGCTGCGGGTGTCGAGGAACCCAGTTGCCATTCGTACAACTTACCGTCATCTGGCGAATTAGCAATCAGATACTCTCCCCACATATCCAATGACCAAGTGGTCGCCGGAAGGTAGGTGCCGTTATCGGGTCGCTCGATGCCGTAACCAGAACTGCCATAGGTCTGTTGCCCATAGCCAATTGCCAGAGTCGCATCTTCTCGGCCAGAGGTGAATGAGGTTGGCGTAATATCGTACTTCACACCCGCCTCGTTGATCGAATACAGCTTGCTGAATGATGCTGTAGCAATCCGACGATTGCTGGAATTATCAGTCCAGGTAATCATCGAGCGGATCTTACCGGTCATTGCCGTTGTCGATTTAACCCGCCAACCACCGACGGGGCGCATGGTGTCATCGACCCATCTAACTAAGTTGCTATCGAGCCAACGCCCAGCAGATTGAAACTCCGTTCCATTCTTATAAAGTCCTGGTGGAATCTTCAACGCAAGCATATTTGCTACTCCGGTTTCTCAGGATACACTGGGTTGAAAACGTCTGTCGTATTAGCTGGTAAATCTCGTAAGTCTTGGCGGTATGTCGACATATCAGCAGTCATGGTTACATCGGATAAGGCGTAGAAGTCTGTTTCGTACAATCTAAAATTACGCTCTGAACGCAACCTTGTCATAGCCTGTGCGGATACCTCATCTAACTCAGCTTGAGTCAGAGGGACAGCACTGTATTCATGTCTCGATTCAGTCGCAGTGAATACATAATTTAATTCTTTCTTCTGTGTGTTGCCATCAATCTCCACATCCGATATTACCTGTTCCAACCACTTGCCTTTGTTCGCGGATAAGGTTGGTGGTGTGTCGATGAAGTTCTTTGTTTTGATAATTTGATCTGATAATACTAAATCATGATGCATTTTTGTTCTCCAGATATAGATACTCGTCTTTGATAAGTTCTTTGATTCCAATTCGCGCCAACACATCTTTATGAGCATCGTGGAACGTGTCAACCATTCGGTCTAGGAAAGCGTATAGTCGATTGACGGTTGGAAAGTTTCCCTCCGCAATCATCGCGTCTTCTTCTGCCGCATAGTCTTGTATAATCTTCTGTGCGGTTTGAATGTGAATACCGTATTGCTCCATATATTCCATATTTCCCAAACCAATTCGACCTGTGTTCACAACATCACGATGCGCTTGGCGAAATGCTTGGCGAATGTGGTGCTTAATCTCATCTTCTTCAGCATCACGTTCATCCCAGTTCTCAGGGATATTATGTGCGAGTCTGATTTCCTCATAAGCCTCTTGAAACACAGCAATCTCTTTAAATGCCGCATCAATATAATCTTTGGATCGTTGCATTCCATGTTCTTTTTCATCGGCTCGAATCATGGACATTTCATCACCCAATTCTCGCCAGTGACTAATCCGCACTTGGTCTTTCTTCATACGCCAGAATGATTCGTCTAATGCTTTACGTTTCTTCTCAATCTCAGCTAGACACTGACGCAATCTCCGATATGGAGCGTCAGTCATCATAGTCAGCGTCATTAGCTGATTAGTCGTTTGCGTGTTGCTACGACCCGCAGTATGATTTGCTCTGTCAACCTCAATCATTCGTTCAGAGATTTTAGCTAACTGCTTTTCTCCAATGGTCGCAAGACCACCAGCGGAGCGGGCTAACTGTACTGATTTGTGTTCTTTTATATTTGTTACTTCGTTACTCATAGCTATTAATTTCCTGAACAACCAGCCAGCGCTTGTCTACCGACCCCTGAGATTGTAGTTGCATTGGGGAATACGGACAAGTTACCAAAATCTGTAGCGTTTCCTGTTGATGCTATGGTGATATAATCTATGACATCAGTACGAAGAGATGTTGACCCCACTATGCCGCCAGCGAAAACGCCCCTCAACCAATCTGAACAAGCACCTAGTCTTTGCCTGCCCGACGTTAAGTTACCAAAATCCGTAGCATCCCCCGTAGACGCTATGGTAATGTAGGATATTTGGTCCCAAGCACCATACAAAGATGATCCACCAAAAACACCCCGCGTACTATCTGCACACGCTGCCAGCATCTTAAATTGATCCAATTGATCACCAAACCTTGTGGCATTTCCTGCTGATGCTATGGTGATGTAGTCTATTTGCTTTTGATGAGCGCCGTTGTACCCGCTAGTAAACACTCCCCTCGTTGCGTTTGAGCAAGCGGCTAGCTGATACATTGTAAGCGTTAAATCACCAAAATCTGTCGCGTTTGCTGCTGATGCTATGGTGATATAATCTAGGGTATCTACCCTTGAACCTCCAGCATTATTCCCGCCACCAAAAACACCCCTCGATGCGTCTGAACACGCGGCAAAATCGTATCTAGCGACCGTTAAATCACCAAAGTCTGTGGCATTTCCTGCTGATGCTATGGTGAAATAGTCTATGACATCAGAAACAACGGTACTCCCCGAAGAATTATAACCGCCACCAAACACACCCTTCCCTCCATCTGAACAAGCGGCTAGATAGCTCCTAGCGACCGTTAAATCACCAAATAATGTAGCGTTTCCAGTGGTAGCAATAGTAATGTAGTCTGCCCCAGCATCAACGATAGCGCTAGATGTCCAGTAGCTACCCCCACCGAACAGCCCCCTCCCTCCGTACCCTACTAAGGGGAGTGAACTCTTCCCGCCACCAAAACCCGTCAAACTATTAACTTTAAGCATGATTAATCGTCCGTTGCTGAGTCAGTTGTGTAGAAGAGCGATATGCCATGAAGTCTAGCGTCTATTGACATCGTGTCACCTGAGTCACTAACATCTCTGAATATCTGAAAAACAACCCAATCCGATTTGGCTGGTGTGTTAGATAGCGTTATTGCTGTGGAATCTCCAGATAGATAAATATCGTCTGTTGTCCCGCCCGTGTCGGTAGTTACAACCGCTGTTCCAAACGCTGTGTCGATACCGTCATCATTAACTAAAGCCACTGCTTGGATTCCCCAAGCTACACCAAAGTTGGTAGAGGTTGCCGCATGACTCCAAGTGAAAGCCGCTGTCAGAGTTGATGCGTTCCAACCCTTGGGCATTCGCACTGAGAACTGGATATATTCATCAGACGCGGTATCAAAATCCATTGTCTCGATCATGATCTTGTTTGTCGAGGTTTCAGCCGACCCGCTCTCGGCACCAGAAGTTTCTCTAGCCGTCATCCCAGCCGCTGGGATATAGATCGTCTGGTCGCCTAAAATCGCGGTAACACCGTCAAGGGTATTAAGTTCAGTAGCTGTAGAAGTAACACCGTCTAGGATGTTTAGTTCAGCCGCAGTAGATGTAACTCCATCAAGGATATTTAACTCTGCCGCAGTAGATGTAACTCCATCAAGGATATTTAACTCTGCCGCAGTAGATGTAACTCCATCAAGGATGTTTAACTCTGCCGCAGTAGATGTTACCCCATCTAGTATATTAAGTTCAGCCGCTGTAGATGTTACCCCATCTAGTATATTAAGTTCAGCCGCTGTAGATGTTAACCCCAAGTTAGTGAGCGCCGTTACCGCACTCGACAGGTCTGATAAATTGTTTGTCTTAACGACCAGCGTTGCCAAATCTGTATCGAGATCATCCCAATTAGTGTTGAGCTTAGTACCCCAAGTGTCGGAACTGGCTCCAACTTCAGGTTTTGTAAATGCGTAATTAGTCGTTGTTGTATCTGCCATTTTATTTACCTATAAGGTGATTCTAGTTCTGTCCAAACAACCGGCGTATCGACTTCGTTTTCCCAAGCGCCGCCAGTTGATGATGTGATGTCTTGCCACTTGTGTCTACCTGACGCTGTGAACGTCGCTGATGGAATAGCTGTACCGTCTACATTTCTGATGCGTAAATAATTAACTGCCGCAAGTGATGCTATCGCAGCCGCAGTTCCGTCACCATTAACCACCACATCGCTGTCTGCTGAAGTGGTTGTGGTTGCGGTAGCTGTGCCGTCGGATTGATAAATTATCTTCGCTACGACGGTCGGAGTTACACTTGCGCTTGCCGTACCTTCGCCGAGCCTGATCCGCTCCCAGTTGACGGTTATAACGCCAAAGTCAGAACCGAAATCGGATGATCCGTAAGAACCTAATCCGTACAGCGATCCGCTGTCAGAACTGATTGTCGCAGCACCATCGATGATCCGATCAGCGCTGACGTTACTGGTCGTAGCTAACGCTGTTACCGTTCCGCTACCCCCGAACGTCGCGCCACCGATACTAACCGTTGTGGCCGCAGCAATTATTGCCGCAGCACCATCGGTCCGATCAGTCCACTGACCGTATGCTGTTCGCCCAAATGCTCCAGCGCCGTAATCAATCATTAGTCGAGTGTGATGTCTAGGTCGCCAGCGGGTACGCGAAATACATCATTCGTACTGATGATCTTGCTCGTCGTCAGTGCGGCGTAAGCTAATAAGTTGCCACTGGTCAGTGCGTCGTAAACACCGACATGAGTAAGCGTTCCCCACGAACCTGTGGCCGTTGGAAATTCAACTGCCGAGGTGTTTGATGCGGTGCTGGTCGTAACCGTAAAAGCCACTGTTTGACGAGCATAGGCGCTGCCCGAAACTTCCGTGCCGGTATTGTCCTCGGCTGGGTTAGTCGTGTGAATCGCCAGGTACAGAGTTGTTGGCGCGGTGTAAGCTGTTGCCCCAAAAGTGTGAAGCAGCAGTTTGTTTTCTAGATAGTTTGAAAAAGACATTTACAGACTCCTGTGTCTTGCGATTGGTGTTGAGCCAGAAAAACGAGACTTCTCATCTTCCAGCGTTAATTCTTCAATACATTTGTTATACAGTTCGTGCCAGACTAGCCCGCGTTGGTCTTCAGCTAAGTAAGGCGCTGATTCTATCAAAGCACCATATAAATATGCCCCTGGTGCTTTGGTCAGCAGCCAGTTGGTGTCACTATCTGCCGACATAGCCGGAATATCTTGGTAGTAACTCATCTCTAATTCATAGGTCGCGTCTGGCGTAGGCATAACCTCGATAGTGTCGCCTAATATGCTGTAGAACATCGGCTCTCTTGCCGTATCCGACAACCTTCCACGCTCTTGAATAATCTGCTCTGCGGTTAAGAACTCCAGCGCCTTCGTTGGGGTGACTCGCAACTGAATTGCCCGCATTTGGAGGAAGTCGGCTGGCACTTGCGTGAACCGACTATCTAATTGGGTTTCCGTTCGCTGGACCATATCAGCCACGCGCA